GCGGTCAGCCAGGCGTGCGGGTTGATCCCAGTGAGTTTGCAGTTCTCGATCAGCGTGGCGATCACCGCCCAGTTGTCGCCGCCCTCGTCTGAGCCTGCGAACAGGGCGTTCTTGCGGTTGAGGGCAAGCGGGCGGATGGCGCGCTCGACGGCGTTGTTGTCGAGATCGATACGGCCATCGTCGAGGAAGCGGACGAGACCGTCCCAGCGGGGAAGCGTGTAGCGGATCGCCTCGCCGAGGCGGCTCTTGGCGCTGACCTGCCGGCCGCGTGCTTCAAGGAACCGGTAGAGGTCGTCGACGATCGGGCGGCTGCGCTGATCACGGGCGGTGCGACGCTCGTCAGCAGATAGGCCGCGGATCTCGTCCTCGATGGCGTAGAGGGCAGCAATGCGCCGTAGCACGTCGGCTGCCACGGGCGAGCTCTCGGCAAGCTCGTAGAACTTGCGGCGCACATGCGCCCAGCAGAACGCGAGGCGGATCTGCTGATGACGCCGGGCCAGCGCCGCATAGGCACCATAGCCGTCGACCTGCAGGATGCCCGCAAAACTGGACAGGTGGGCCTCGGGCCGCTCGGTCTTGCGATCCGCAGCGTAGACATAGGCGACCATGGGCAGGTCGCTGCCGCCCCAAGGTCGGTCATCGCAGGCATAGGCCCAGATCTGGCCGGTCTTGGTTCGCTTGCGCCCGGGATCGAGCACGGGCGCGGTGGTCTCGTCAGCGAACAGTCGCTCGGATCGTCGCAATCGCTCGAGGATGTGGTCGCGCAAGGGCCGAAGATACCAGGCCGCCCTTCCGACCCAGTCAGCAAGGGTGGAGCGATCCAGCTGGATGCCCTGACGGGCATAGATCTGCGCTTGCCTGTAGAGCGGCAGGTGATCGGCATACTTGGATACCAGCACCTGCGCGATCAGCGCTTCGGTGGGGATGCCGCCTTCGACGATCCGTGCCGGCGCCGGAGCCTGGACAACCGTGCTCTCGCACGAGCGGCAGCCATAACGCGGGCGCCGGGTGACCAGCACGCGGAAGGTGGTGGGAACGACATCGAGGCGTTCGGCAACATCCTCGCCGATCTGGTGGAGCGCACCGCCGCAGCACGGACAACCCTTGTCCTCAACATCGACGACCTGCTCGATCCGCTCAAGATGGGCGGGCAGCGATCCGCGGTTGGTCTTGCGCGGCCGTTCGCCCCTGGCCTTGGGCAGCGCGGCATCAGTTGCGGCATGCACGTTGCCGAGTGCCGTCTCGATATCCTCAAGCGCAAGCTCGAACTGATCGGGATCGAGCTGCTCGGACTTGCGGCCGAACCGGTGCCGCTGGAACGCCTCGAGGATCGCCTGGAGCCGCTCGATCCGGGCATCGGCCTTGCTCTTGGCATCGGTGAGATCGGCCAGTGTGCGGGCCTGTTCGAGGACGAGCGCGCGCAGCGCATCGACGTCATCGGGAAGGTCCGCTTCGAGGAGCATGACCCAGTTGAATCAGCCCGAGCGCACCCCGTCAAGCGGCAATCTGGGGCGCGATCGGACGGCGCCCGCCATGGACGCGGCGCCAGTCCAGACCCTCCAGCAAAGCACCCAATTGGGCGGCGGTCAGCCGCATCACGCCCTCCTGGATCCGGGGCCATTGGAACGCGCCTTGCTCGAGCCTCTTGGCCATCAGGCACAGGCCTGTTCCGTCCCACCAGATCAGCTTGATCCGGTCCGCGCGCTTGGCGCGGAACACGTAGATCACGCCGGAATAGGGCTTACCGCCATACTCGGCCGCTACCAGCGCCGCGAGCGAGTCCGCTCCCTTCCTGAAATCCACAGGCCGCGTTGCCACCATCACCTTCGCACCGGGTGCAGGACCAATCATCGTGATGCTCGAAGGGCGGTGATGACCGCGGTGATCGTATCCGTATCAGCGCCGCTGCCGATCCTGACCAGCGCGCCGCCGATCTCCAGCTCGATCTGCGCGGCCTCAGCGCGGTGCCGCCGACGTGAACGGCGAGGAGCGTGGCTAGGCTCGGGGGACACCTCGGGAGTGATCATCACTGGAACGAATGCTGGAGCCTCTTGCTTCAACGCCGCTGGAACGGGGAGACCTTGATCCTCGCACCGCCTGACCAGCTCCTTCCGCCAAGTGTATATCTGGGAAGGGTCCAAGCCGTGCCTACGAGCGACGGCAGTGACCCTATCGCCGCCAGGCCAGCACTCCGCGAGGATCGACGCCTTTACCGCGTTGGGCCAATCCCTGCGCTTGCCAACGCCAGTGAAAACCTCGAACCGGCGAACGCCCTTGCTCATAGGGTCATCACCAGTGATCATCACAGGAGTAGCGCCTCAACCAACATCAGGGTGCGGACACTCGGCGCTTCAGATCAAGCGCGCAAGGTGGGCTCAGAACATCGCTTACCGTCGTGCTGTAGATCATGGCGGCCTTCGTCCGCCGCATCGAGTGTGGGCGGCAGACTTCCCGCCGCAAACCAATCGCGGTGCCCCAATCATCGGCGAGCCGGGCATACTGCCGAGTGCTCATCGGTCGCGCGGAATCAATTCTGCTCTCGAACACGAAATCATCAATGGTGCCGCCCCGTTGCAGTAGCCATGTCGCCAGGCTCGAGCGGGCGTCCGCGGTGATTTCAAATTGCACGAGTCGACCGAATTTGCGCTGAATGATCATTGCGCAATCCCGAACTTCGGATCCGGCCACGAGGTCGCCGATCTTGAGCTTCACCAGATCGCAGCCCTGCAACTCGCTGTCGATCGCCAGGTCGAACAGAGCGTGATCTCGGAGCCGCTCCTCGCGATCAAGGAAGAACCGGATCGCCCAATTCTGCTTTTGGGTCAGTGGCCGCTTGGTGCCGATGGTTCTGCCAGCATCCCACGCGACCCGGATTTTGCATGGTGGGTTCGAGGTGAGAGTAGGTCATCATCTTTCTCCATGGCGTTGATTGGCCGAGGAGAAGAACGGGCGTCGCATCAGCGACATCCACATTGCCGTTGCCGTTGCCGTTCATAGGCAGCTTGAGAAGGGCCGCCGACACCTCAGGCACTCAAAAGCAAAAGGGAAGATTTCGGCATAATCCGACATTTGGCGATGCCGGTGCGAACGACTGCTTCGGCCCAAACGCGGTCGTAGCAGCCAGAGGGCAGTCTTGGGCTTTCAACCGTTCTGCGGGTACTCATCGAGGCTGCGGTGCAAAACCTGTGCATTTGCCGGCGGAAAAATTGCGGAAAAATCCCGGCGATCCTGCGCCCCGAATGCACTCGAATCATGATGCCGAAGTCGGAACCGCGACAAGGAACGACGGAGTCTAGCCTTGAAGGGCAATCCGTTATTTTTCAGATGTTTGAAACTAAGAAAATTTCTGGCTGGGGCGGAAGGATGCAGGGCGGGGTCATAAAACGTCCTGTTTGCGTGAACTTAGCTTGGTGAATGAGGGCGCTGGTGCCCCCAAACGTGTCGGGGATTACGCCTGCTGGCGGTTGATCCACTCGCTCACATCGGCGGCGCGCCAGCCAACGCGGCGGCGGCCGAGGCGAATCTGTTTCGGGAATTCTTCGCGCTCGATGAGCCGGTAGATCGTCGCCCGGTGGAGCGAGGTCAGGCGGGTGACGTCCCGCATCTTGAGGATCTGAAAGGACTCGATCATTCGGCGGCCTCGGTGATAGGGTAGTGTTTGCAGCCGAATGCGAAGCGTGTGCCGCAGGTGGGGCAGGCTCCGGTCGGCGACATGGTGGTTGGCATCGTGCGGATCCGCACCGGTCTGGACGTGATTGTCCCGGGCTCCGCATGCGCGTGGGGCCGCTCGCGCTTCAGCGCATCGAGGAAGGCCGCATCGCCCTTCCCAGTGCTGAAGATCTCGCCCAGCGGTGCCTGAGACGTCACACTCTCTTGAGTCACTGCTGGGCGGATGCGCGGACCGCTGTCTGGGCGCCAAGCTGGCTTCGGAGGTAGTGGTGCAACAGGCTCTGGCGCCGGTGCAACAATAGGCACATCGGCTGCAACGACGCCCGCCGGCTGTGTTGACTTCTGTGCCAACGGCTTCGGCCCGCGCTTCTTCGCCGGCGGCTTGGCGGGGAACCTGATCGGTTCACGCACCAGCCTGAAGCCAAAGCGGATCACGCGGGGATTGTGCTCCACCTTGAACCGGACGATGCCGACCAGCTGCGCTTCCTTGTCCCAGTGAGCGTTTAAGCTGGCGCGGGTGCTGAAGCCTAGCTCGGCCACGTCTTCGTCCGTGAGGTCCTGAATCAGGATCTCGGTCCGGCTGGTGATGACGATGTGGGCACGGTGCCACTCGCGGCAAAGCGACCGCGCTGCGTGGCGCTGGCCGTGCGTGGTGGCCAGATCGCGCTGGTTGAAGGTGTTGTCGACCGCGAAGGCTGGCACGGCGCCGAGATCACGGGCGACGGTCGGGGCGTAGCCGTCGTATCGCTTCTCGAGGTGGAACGGCTCCGCGATCCAGAGCTTCTCGCCTTCCTGCACGCGGCTGAAGAAGCTGCTGCGCGGACGCAGGAAGAAGCGCTGCTCGCCCGCCATGACGCGGCCGATCTCGTGGATCCCGATCGCGATGCGGCGGCTCACTCTGCGGGCTCCTCGACGGGAGGATTGGTGGCCAGTGCCAGCGCCGAAAGTGTCTCGTCGCTGACCGACGCAAACCCGTCGAAGTCGAAGCTCACCACGGGATGGACCCAGTCAGGCCGGGCGGCGAGGACGTGGGCGGCGGCCGCAGCAAGGGGCTTGTCGGTGAGCGTCTTCCACTGCTTGAAGGCGTCGGCCGGGACGAAGGGCTGCGCGAGCTCGAGGCGCTTCATCTTTGGCAACAGGCCGGTGAAGTGATGGTCGGGCGTCCAGGCGCGGCGGGCCTGCTGCGCGTCGAGGCCGATCGCCTCGGCAAGCACGTCGTGAAGCGGGACCTTGAAGCCGGGAGCATTCGCCGAGCGCTTCAGCAGCAGGCCGGCGAGCACAGCCGCGGCGCGATCCTGCGCGGCAAGGCCGATTGCGAGGAATTGCGCGAAGGCCTTGCCAAGATCCTTCTCGGTGATCCAGTCGGCGGCCAACAGGCCTTCGACGTTGGCGGCGAAGACCACGCGCGCCGGGGTCTGGCAATAAGCCTTAACCAGCTCGCGGTCCTCGTTGTCTTCCTGCCGATAGGCACTGCTCAGCTGACGCACGCCCAGCTGAGCGGCGCTTTCCTTGCCGAGTTCGGTTCGGAGCAGGGCGAAGATCACGAACGAGGCCGCCAACCCGCCGTTTGCATGCGCCTCGGTTACCAGTCCCCAGCGCAGGATGTCGCGCCGGATCGAAAGGCAGACCTCGAGGCCGGAAGCGGTGAGGCCGTGTTCGTCGCGAGCGATCGCGCGAGCATCTTTGCCGTAGATTGCGGGGTTGGTGAGCGCTTCTTCCTCGAGGTCGCGGCCGTCAATCAGCTCGGAGGCGGCGCGCGAATTGGGAAAGGTGCCCCTTTCAAAGTCGGCTTTCGCCTTGCGGCTGGTCCACCAGAAGCGGACGATCGGCTGGCCGCCGGCGGTGAGCTCCAACGTCGCGCAGATCGCGTCGTCGGGCAGGGCCATCCCAAGTTCGACCGGTCGGTCGACGTAGATCTCGAGGCTGGTGTCGTTGTAGCCGTGGTGCTGGGGCGGCTGAGCGGCGAAGCGCAGATCGCGGCGCTGCGCCTCGACGCGGATGCGGGCGCGCTCGGCGTCCAGCTTCTCCTCGGCCAGGCGCTGCAGCAAGGCCTCGTCAGCCACGCGGCCGCGATGGTCCTGATCGCCAGCGAAGAGATCGAGCTCGAACAGGCCACCCGCGGCGCGATAGGCGTCCTCTCCGACCAGGCGCAGGAGCTTTGCCAGCTGGTGATCGCCGACCTTGTAGAAGGCGCGGATGTGTTCGGGACGGCGTTCCCAGTTCTGGCGGCGGGCGAAGTGCTCCCACGCGGCCGCCTGAAGCTCGAGGTCCTCGGTTGCCGCAAAGGCACGCGCCTGCTCGACGTCGATCGCGCCTGAGGAGTAAGCGTCGAAGATCGGCGGGTGCAACTCGCCAAGACGCGCCTGCTGGGCGACCCAGTCGCTGCTCTGGCCGAGGTTGCGGGCGATCTCGCCGATCGTCATGCCGAGCCCGCGCAGCCGCGCGATCGCGGCGTGGACCTCGTAGCCCTGCAGATCCCGGCGGAGCAGGTTCTCCGACAGCGACAGCAGCACGATCTGCTGGTCGGAAAGATCCTTGATGACGCAGCGGACGGGGAAGTCTGCCGGCAGCAGGCCGTTGCCGATCGCGAGCCGGATCGCGCGGTACCGCCGCCCGCCGGCGAGGACGCCGAACGAGGCGGGCTCTGTCTGCCCAAATTTTGAGCAGTCCTTGGTGCGCTTGGCCCACTTCGCCCCTTCGGGTGCCGGATGAATGAGCAGCTGCTCGAGCAGGCCCTGCTCGACAATGGAGGCGGACAGGGCCTCGACCGCGTTGGCGTCGCTTTCATTGTAGCGGACGTTGAGCGGCGAGATCGCCAGATCGGCCAAGGTGAGGTGGACCGTCGTGTCAGGCGGGGGAGTGGTCATGTCAGGGGGTGTTCCTCTCTTCGGTGATCGCGGCGGGGATCGAGGCCGCCGGAGGCGGTGTCCGCGTGGAGGATGGTCACCACCGTCGCGTCGCGGATGACCGCGCGGTGGCCGGAAGGGAGCTTGACGAAAGGGGCGCCGATCTCGGCCGCGAGCTCGAAGGCCGGGCTGGTGAGGCGGCGGAAGATCTCGTGATCGGACAGATCCGCCACGCGCTCGCGGTAGCAGTCCATCGCGTGGCGGGTGACGATGAGATTATCCATAGGCCTGCCCCGACCCACGGCCGTAGCCGTAGCCGTAGCCGTCGCCGTAGCCGTCGCCGTAGCCGTAGCCGTCGCCGTAGCCGTAGCCGTAGCCGTAGCCGTCGCCGTAGCCGTAGCCGTCGCCGTAGCCGTAGCCGTAGCCGTAGCCGTCGCCGTCGCCGTCGCCGTAGCCGTAGCCGTCGCCGTCGCCGTAGCCGTCGCCGTCGCCGTAGCCGTAGCCGTCGCCGTAGCCGTAGCCGTCGCCGTCGCCGTAGCCGTAGCCGTAGCCGTAGCCGTAGCCGTCGCCGTCGCCGTCGCCGTCGCCGTAGCCGTCGCTCTGGGTGGCACCGTCGCCCGGGAGCGTCTTTGCCGAAACCGCATCCAGGATGTACTGCCGCTCTTCTCGCGGAACCATGGTCAGCATCCGGGAAGCGGACTCCGCGGCGGCGATCTGGATCGCGTCCGCAACCTCCCGCAGCCGACGGCCGACGCCACCATTGCAAGCTCCTGCTCGTATGATGTCATCGGCTGTCAGCAATCCGGGCTCAGGCGGGAGGCTCAGGCCGCCTGCCATTTTGCCCACGCATCATCGGTGATCGCGAAAACGCCGGTGATGCCGTGAAGCATCGCGATATCGGCGGGTGCGCTGATTCTGCTACTGGAGGTAGGGCCCGTCTCTGCCAGTTCGAGCACGCCGCGAGTGGTGCCGAAGCGGATCGCCATCCGGGCACCCTTCAGCGGCATGGCGGTCGCCGAGAGGTCCTGATCGTCATCGATCTCACCGGCGAACACGCCTCGGTAGCTGGTAGTCACAAGTGCTTTCACAGGTTTACTCCTTTGGTTGGAAGGGTTGTCAGCCGGCCGCGCCGGCAAGCGCGATGGTGGCCGAGGCGAGGATCACGAGGCCGAGGCCCATGATGCCGACGACGATCCGCCGGTCCCGCTCCAGGCGCGCCTGGTAGGCGGCGCGCCGCTGTTCGGTTTCGATGCGCAGCTGAGCTTCATCAAGAAAGGGCGGCATGCAGCGCTCGGCCATCACTGCCATTCCCGGATCGTTTCGCGGGGCAGCGCGGGCGCGGGCTTGCGACGTACGAGGTCGGTGAACTCAGCCTCTGCCGCGATCGCTTCGTCGCCGCGCGGCCGAAGCTTCTTGAAGTAGAGCGCGCCGTAAAAGCAGTGCGGCCATCCGGCGAAGCTGAGCGACAGGACTTTGCCACCGGGCACCCGGTGATCATTGCAGACCCTGACTGCGGTCACCTGCATGATCTGGCCATGACGAGGGCCGGGAAGCGTATCATCGCTGCCAGGCGGGTACCAAAGGCCCATGTGGGTGGACTCGGCCCAGTCTCCGACCTCCCAGCCTTCCAGATCGGCGTTGAAGACGGATTTGCCCGCCTGGCGGCTGAAGAACGAGAAGATCACGCAGTCCTCCTTGAGTTCTGCCGCTCGCTCCACGTGCGGAATGCGGCGGCGTGGGTGGGGCACAGGTCCTTTTCGGGGGCGGGGACGGTGGAGCAGTTGGCGCAAAGCGGAGTGTCGCACGTCCCCGAACGACGCTCCGGCATCTTCCAGTCACACTCGCGGGTGGCGCGGGCACCGCAGGCGCAGCGCTTGCGGCGCCCTGACGTGCAGACGATCGCGGCCGTCCCGTCGGGAAAGGTGACGGACGCGCAGGGCATCAGAAGCCGACCTTCAGCAGGATAAAGGTCGGGATGAGAACGGCGAGGAGCATGCCCGAGGGCCAGAGCGGCTTCGAACGCGCGAGCGCGCCGAAGAAGGTCACCGCGTTCCAACCGATGGCAAACGAAACGCCGAGCGCGGCGACCTCGGGCATGTCCATCAGCCCATCCCCAGCGCGGTCTTGTAGGTGTCGAGGATCATGTCCTGTTCGTTGCGATCGTCCGGCTTCATCTTCCGGAGCTTCACGACCAGGCGCATGATCTTGGGGTCGTAGCCGACCGCCTTGGCTTCCATGTAGACATCCCGGATGTCGTCGGAGATGCCCTTCTTCTCCTCTTCGAGGCGCTCGACGCGCTCGATCAGCAGGCGCAGGCGATCGTCTGCTTCAGCCATGGGCGCGCGCTCCCTTGATGGTGGTCACTGCAAAAGGCGCACCGATCATTTTGGCGAAGTCTTCCTGCGCCTCAGTGATGACGCTGAGGTCGCCGCCGAGCATCCCAATTGCCGGACCGACGGCCGTGATGGCGATGCGCGGGTCGGAGCAGCTGGCAAGCACGGTAAAGAGCGAGGTCCGCGCGCTGGCGGCGGCGTGGCATGCCAGGTCGACGATCTCGTCGATCGCATCGGCGGGCACTGTAGTGCCGTTGGCAGCGTGCAGCTCGACAATCCGAGCGCGCAGTTCGGCGCGCGGATAATCGGGCCACCCGGCGTTGACGTTAAGAAACACGCTCAAGATGGTTCTCCTTCCTTGGGCACGAGGCGCAGCATCGCGCCCGGGGTTTCGTTGTTGGCCGCGTTGAATCGGGCCATGCGCTCGCCGAGGTCGCGCAGTTGCTGACCGATCGTCAGATGGGCTGCGGGCGCGACCTGCGGGGGCTGCTTGCGGGCGGCATCGGCGCAGGCCGAGCAGAGGTTCGCCTCGACCCAGCAACAGGTGCTGGCGCCGAGGCCGGCAGCCGGATCGACCGGCACGCTGCAGGGATCGTGGAAGGTGCAGGCGCAGACGCGGCAGACGCCGTGAACGTTGAGGCCCGGCATGTCGCGATCGATCGCGATGAGGCGGAAATACACCGCCGGATCGAGTGGCACGAAGTTGCGGATCACGTCGATCCGCTCGGCCGAATGATGGAGGCTGCCATCCTCGGCCGCGATCAGCGTAAGCTGGAGGCGGTGGAAGTCGCTCGCGGCGCGCCCCGCGCCGAAGCCGGTCAGCGCGAGCAGTTCGCGGGCGAGACCCGCAATCGAATAGCCCGCCATGACGCGGCGCTTCTCGAGATAGGTGCCAGGGGCCATCGGGGTCCTTTCGGGCAGCAGAAAGCCGCTCCGGAAAGCGCGGTGCGCAAGCCGGTGCGGCAGGGAAATTAGGGAAGGTGGGGGCAGGGAAGGCGGTTAACCGCCGCCCGTTGCGCTGGTGCGGAGGCGACTTCGACCCTGCCCCCGAGGATGCAGCACGGCTCGGGTCGCGGAAGACCGGCTGCAATTCGGCCGACCGGGATCAGGGCGGCTGAGCGGGATCGTCGGAAAGCAGCGGGATGATGTCGCGCAGCTTCTCGTAGGCCTCGGCGGCCTCGCGGAAAGCATTGCGGCGATCGGCGGCCGTGGCACCGGGGCGCGCGGCAGCGACGATCGCGGCGTGGGCCTCTCCGCCTTCCTTGATCACGCTCTGCGCATGATCGAGGAGGCGGTGCTGTTCGATGAAGCGCTTGCTGGACGCGAGATCGAGCGCGGCTCCGTAGGCTTCGAAGAGTGGGGAACCTTCGCCACCGTGTTCGCGGAACGCAAGATCGAGATCGATCGCGGCGGGGAACGGGATCTGCTCGGCCCGGTCGGGATCCATCCAGGCGCGCACAGTGCTCGGCTGGCGATGAGACACGGCGGCCATGGTTTCCACGCCGCCAGGCAGTTGCACGGCAATGCGCTGCAGCGCCTGCTCGATGGAAAGCGGGGTCCGCACCTTGGTCACTGGATGCGGCCCTTCCGATTACAGGTGAGGGCTACGGCGGGCCGTGAGAGGATGGCAGTCATGATCATGCGGCCATTCCTTCCAGCGGATTTGCGCCCGGGTTGTCGGGCGCGAGAGGGGTTCCGTCGGCGCCCGAGGGCACGGGGGCTTGTGGTGCGGGCGCCGACGGATGCGCAGTCGGGACCTGCGCAGTGGGCTGAGAAGCGGGGACGTGCTCCTCGGGAGGATAAATGTCAGGGCGCAGCTCGTGACGGGTCACGCCTGTGGCAGCTTGAATGCGCTCAATCTCCACCAGCTTTTGAACAGGCACAGCGGCGCGATTTAAGCGCTGCGAGATTGCCTGTCGGGAAACACCGAGCAGCGCAGCCATTTCGGCCTGACCTCCCAAGAGGAAGACCGCTCTTTTGAACGCGGCGCGGGCCAAGAGGAGCTGATTCGGGTCCATGAATCAGGCTTGTAAAGTGAATGCTTGTGAACGCAAGTGATTTCGCAAGCGGACGCAAGTGAGTGTTAGTTTAAGGGGAAGCCCGTGAAGTCGATCGAGGACATTGAGACAGCCGAGGAGGCAGCGCAGTGGCTCCGCACAGAGCGGCGCCGCCGAGGTTGGACGGCTGAACGGCTGGCAAATCTCATACGCGCGGCGGCAGCGGACGAAGGGGAAAATCTGACCCTGACCCGCCAGGCCATCTCGCAGCTGGAGACTGGCCGCACCTTGTCGATCCCGCGATGGCTGAAGTACTTCGATGTTGTGCTTCTGAACGACACCGTTGCCCGAGCTCGCACGGGAGGCGATTTTGGCCAGCGCCAAGAGGCGACGCTTGGCACGCTCCGGGTCTTCGACCTCGACGAGGATGAGGCAAAACTGGTTGAGCGATGGCGCCTACTCGGGATGGTCGAGCGTCAGGCCATTGTAAAGCTGGTGACGGACCTTAGTAGTGCAGCTTGGTCGAAGGTCGATCATGAGAGGCGACGAAAGCTTGCGTCGCTCCACGAGAAGTCACCTTCGTACCGACCGAAGTAGGCGGTCAAAGAAGGGGGCAATCGAATGGTAGAAGAAGGGTCGCAGCCTAAGAAGCGCAGTTGGCTAAAGATGGGTTGCCTTGGCATCCTCGGGTTGTTCGCCGCGACTATTGCGCTCGGAGTGGTAATCGAAACGGTGGACCCCGAGGGGGCGAAGAGGCGTGCTGCCGAAGCAGAGGTGGCCAGAAAGGCGAGTGCTGCCGAGGATGAAGCGGAAGCAAAAGCACTGGCCGCAGCCGAACAGCGCAAAGTCGATGCGGAACGAGAGGCGGCGGAGGCGAAGCGCCGAAGCGGTTTCCATTGCCTATCCAAATGGGACGGATCGCATCGCGAGCTGGTGAGGTCGCTGAAGGCTTCGCTTCGGGATCCCGACAGCTTCGAGCACATCGAAACGCGCATCACGCCCGTGGACGATAAGGGGTACCACGTCCTGATGATGAACTACCGTGCTCGCAACGGCTTTGGCGGGATGAACATTGGACGGCTGGCCGCAAAGGTGAAGGGCAGCGATTGCAGCTTCGAGATCCTGGCCAATGCTGACGAATAGGGAGTTCGGGCGCTAACCCCCAGCTTTCCAACGATTCCCATCTGCGCTATGTGTGCGGCGGGGCAGGGCGGCTGGAGTTTTCGCGGATGCGGCCGCCTGGTGATGTCGTTGCTGATCCTGACGCGCTCCGGCTTAAGCCGGAGATGGTCAGTTTCCGCGGGCTCGTGCTGGCCTTTGTTGACTCCTACATCAACACCTGGGGGCAATCGCCGAGCTACGGCGAGATCGCCGCGGCGACCCGGAGCAACCGCACGCGGGTGAAGCGGGCGGTCGCCAGCCTCGAGCGGGAAGGGCTGCTGCTGCGCCGGAAGGGCACGCGGGGCCTGTCGCTGCCCGATGCGGTGGAGAAGGCGCGCCGGACGCTCGAGCGGGCAGGCATGCTGCCCAGCGTAACAAATCCGACCCTCTTGCCGCCGCCGGCGCTCGACTATCCCTCGCCTGCACAGCGCGCAGCAAGGGGACATCGCGACAATGCCGCAGCCGACAATCGATCCGACCGTGGCGCAACAGCGGTGGGCGCGCCGCCATCGCCACCGCGCGTTTGAAGAGCTCGAGCTGCGCGAGGAAGCGCGGATTGTCGACAGCTGGCGCAAGCACGAAGCGCACGGCACGGCCGAGACCCTGATCAAGGCCTCGCGCTCATCCAGTGGCACGCTGGCGCGCATGTATTCGGACGGCCACCTGACGATCGACCATATTGCATGGGCGGAGGAGATCCGGCGTGTGGTCGACTACATCCGCCGCGACGTGGCGATCGGCACGATCAGCTTTGAGACGCGGGTAGACAATGGGTTCACCGGCCACCGGATGGCCGAGGAAAGCCTTGGCCGGGTGCGGGCGGAGGTCGCCTATTCGCGCTGGCGCCGCCAGCTGCGCGCGCCGGGCCCGGTGCTGGCGATGATCATCGAGGATCGCGGCGTCCGCGGCGTGGGCCGGATGTTCCGCATGCGCGATGCCACGGCGCGGACGCTGCTGGTCGATGCGCTCGACGCCTGGCCGGATTGTTATGGCTGGGCTCGGGACCGGGTGGATGAGAACGATATCCTGGCGGTCCAGAGGAGGCTGAGCTAGTCAGCTTTTGCCTGCATAATCGTCATCGTCGAAAGGCAAATCAAGGAATTCGACCCGATTGACCAGCACCTCGAGCACCTCGAGCACAGTGTAGCGTTCCGAAACGAGTTCGTTGTCGAACCCATAGTTGTACTCGATTTGCAGAATGCATCGCAGCGCATCCCCGGGTCGAACATCCTCTTGGCGGCTTTGAAATCGCCGGAGCCAGACTTGATCCTCTAGCCGCGCCGAGATGTTTCGTTTGCCGTGCCGTAGTTCCCACTGGCTGTTGCCCAAATAATCTGGCTTCTTGACCGGTAAGATCATCTCAGCGGGCGGCACCGTGATTGACCGTGCAACGGCCATCGCTTCGATGTCCTCGATGTCCAACTGCACCGTGAGGTCGAATGGGATGTCGCCGTCATGTGAAAGTAGCTTGGCGCTGTCCCCCGGCAACAGGCTGTCCTTCACGCCCTGAAACCCCTTGATCGCTTCAATCAGCGCGCCCGGCGAGGGTGGCGTGTAATCCGGAAGGTGCCGAACATCCGTTTCTTGCGCGATTTGCTGTAACTCGCGGCGAAGAGCGGGGAGGCTCCTTGGTGCTGAATCCTCATCGATCCAGCGGATCACCGCGTACTTGGCTCGAACGAGATACTTTCCGACCAGCGGCTTCCAATCGAGCGTCTTCAATGCATCGTCTTCGGTGGCCACGAGGGCGTTCCGAAGCCAGGTCTTGATCGAGCCTGTCTCGATATCTTCGAGGACCAGAATCGTCTCGATGCTTGAATCGATCGACCTGACCAGTTCTCGATCCAGTGCTTCGCACACCTTGATGAAGTCACGGGTGGCCGTGAAAACACGGGACGCAGGCCCTACGCCCCTTTCGAAATCGATCTCAAAGCCGAAGTCGGCGCGCGGCGCCGCAGGTTCTTTATCGGTTAGCGTTAGCTCTGCCATGGCGACCTCCCAAGCATTCATGCGCTTAATTGAGACTGTATGAGGTCACTAGAGCAAACCGGTCACAGTCGTCAGAAATCACACCGTCACAAAATAGACCCTCCCATTTGGTCACCAGATCGGGCCAAAACGACCCCGCCACAGGACCGTCCAAAGCGGACCTGATGCCCACGAAACCCGCCGAGCGCGCCCATTGTCCCTGGGGGCTGCGCCGGCGGGTTTCGTGATTCTGGAGATCACGCCCTTGCCGCTGCCCAAGCAAATGCCCTCGATCGAGCAACTGCTCGACGGGGCGGTCGATGCGCTTGATGCGCTGATGGCAGATGTGCGCGGCGGTATTCGCGGGCCCGAACACTTCGACCGCCTCGAGGCCGAGGCTACCCGGATCGCGGGATCTTTGCGCGACGCCTTTCGCAAGGGGGCGCGCCGATGATCGATCGCGAGGAGCTTCGGTCTGTGGCGGAACGTGCCGACCACGGTTGCTGTATCGTGAGCCGTGCCTGGCTGAGGCAGGTGCTAAAGGAACTTGCCCTGCTCGACATGCACCGCGCCGAACGCAAGCGTCGCCGGAGGGAAGTGCGGTGACCGCCAGCTTCTACGCCCGCACGCCCGCCGCAGCGCCGCGCCAGATACCCACCACGGCCGACCGGGTGCGCGAGGCCGTGCTGGCGCTGTGCGGCGGGCGCTTCAAGATGCTCAGTCATCTCGAGAGCAGCTGGGGCTCGATCACGTTTTCCGGCACCCGGCACGAGCTGAGGCTGCGGTTCGATGGGATCGAGGACGTCGCGGCGGGCGAGCTGCTGATCGAGCGGCTGCCCGATCATGAATTCAGCATCCCCGGCCAGCTGGTCGCCGATGCCACCATCATCAAGGTCGAACACCACTTCGGGCCCATGGAGTGGCTCGAGGTGACGGCCGTGCTGCTGCTCCTGGAGGAAAATTGATGGCCGATACTGCAATCCGCGCACCGCGCAGCCTGACCGAGGCGCAGCGGCTGTGCGAGCAATGGGCCGAGCTCGACGGCGAGGTCGCCGCGATCGAGGAGGCGCGCGACGCTGCGATCGCGGCCGCCAATGCTGAGGTGGACAAGGATCTGACGCCACTGGTGAAGCGGCGCGACGCGATCGTCGCCAAGCTCGAGCCGTGGTGGAAGAGCAATGCGGCCGAGCTGACCAAGGGCAAGCGCAAGTCGGCCGAGCTGGGCGGCGTGGTGCTGGGTACGCGCACTGGGCGCGCGAAGCTCTCCATCGCCGGCAAGGTCGAGAACGTCGTCGCAATGCTCGCCACGCTGCGATGGGCGAAGCCGTTCCTGCGGCAGAAAATCGAGCTTGACCGGGTCGCCATCATGCGAGCGCTCGACGGCAAGCACGCTGCCGCGCTGGCCGAGATGGGAATCGCGGCTGATGCTGCGGAGGAAAGCTTCTTCATCGAACGCACCGCGCAGGCGGGCACTCAGGGCAAGGTGAGCTGATGCGAGGCTACGGAAAATCCATGATGATCGCGGCGCTGGCCGCTTCGACTTTCGGTGTCGTGGCTGTGGCGCCGTCGAATGTGCCGGTCGCCGAAAGCGGGTACGAGCTCGCCCAGCGCCAGCGCGAGCGGATCCGCGTGGGCGGCGTGCCCGGTCGCCGCTTCCCATCCAAGGGCAAGCAGGCGCACCCGAAGAAGCGCCGCAACATGAATCACGTGAGCCGGCGCACCCGCCGTGCTCATCGTCGGAGCCGTGCGGCGTGAAGCTGACGCAGCTGCCGACTGCCAATGAACTGGTCTCCGAGCGGCAGCGGTTGCAGGACATGGTTGATGCTGCCGAGCTTGGCCTCATCGATCTCAAGATCGGTGGCAAGATCCCGGCCGAGAGTGTCGTTGCTGTGACGCGCGCGCCGCTGATCGCGGAATGCCGCGCGCAGATTGCTGCCATCGATCGGCAGCTGGCCGTGCTCGGCGTCGAGGTGGACTGATGGCCGAGCGGCCGCCGGTGTTTCGCCCGCCCGGGTGGAAGCCGCGCGAGCCGTGGGAGCGTCGCACAACCTATCAAGATAAGCGCATCAGAGGCCGGGCAGGGCAGGCCCGCCGGGCACAGGTGCTGGCCGAGGAACCCTTCTGCAGGCTGTGCCTGGCGCAGGGCAAGCGGGTCCAGGCTACCGAGGTCGACCACATCAAGGCTTTGGCTGCCGGTGGCAGCGAGGCGCGGTCGAACCGGCAGGCACTGTGCAAGCCGTGCCACGAGGCCAAGTCCAAGGCCGAACGGGCCGAGGCGCAGCACGGGGGGGGAGGGTCGATCTCTTAGGTCGATCCTTACGGACACCGCCGCCCCAGGTAAATTTTCACGCGGACGATTTCAAAGGGTAAAAACATGCCGCGAGGAGGCTCCCGGCCGGGATCCGGTCGGAAGCGGACCGAGCCGGCGCTGAAGAGGTTGCGCGGGACGGATCGCGCCGATCGCGACAGTGAGGCGCCGCCGCCGGCGGTGCCGGGCGGCATGCCGCCGCCGTTCCATCTTTCGGAGCACGCGCAGGGGCTGTTCGGGTCGATCGCGCTGATCCTCGAGCAGCAGGGCCGCGCTTCGCCGCACTACGTCGACGTTGTCGCGCTGCTCGCCATGCGGCTCGAGCAGATTCGCCGGTACCAGGCGGTGCTCGAGGTCGAGGGCGACACTTACGAGAGCCGGACGCAGCACGGATTCATGATCCGCAAGCGGCCCGAGGTGCAGATGCTGGGCGATGCCATGCGCCATGCGCACGCGCTGCTCGCCGAATTGATGATCACGCCGGCAACGGCACTGAGGCTCGGCCAGGGCGACAAGCCCGAGGACAACCCTTTCAAGGCCCTGCTCGAACTCTGAAGGACTTACCATGACCACCAAGGTTACCGTCACCACCCACGACTGGCCCGTAGAGGTGATGGAGTTCCCGCTCCGCGATCGGTTCCCGGTGGAAGGCGGCGAATGGCGCAAGATCGGGGCGCTCGGCAAGAACATGTCCGGCGAGTTCACCGTCCACTCCGGCCGCGACTTAATGATCCGCGAGCTGCCAGCTGACTTCGAAGAGAAGCACGCCTAAGGCGATGTGGAGACGAAAAACTACGCGGCGATCGCGGAGCAGTATGCCCGCGACGTAGTCGGCGGGACAATTCTCGCCTGCAAGACGATCCGGCTGCAGTGCCAGCGCTTCCTCGATGAGCTGACACGACAGGACGACGAGGACTTCCCTTTCACCTTCGACCCGAAGAAGGTGAAGAAGATCTGCGCCTTCATCGAGTGCCTGCCGCACACGAAGGGTAAATGGGCGGGGCGCAAAGAGACCCTGATCCTGCAGCCATGGCAGATCTGGATCTTCGCCTGCGCCTTCGGGTGGCTTCGCAAGGTCGACGGGCTGCGACGCTACCGCGTCCTGTACGTCGTGGTGCCGCGCAAGAACGGCAAGAGCGTTATCGCCGCCGGCGTCGGGCTCTACATGTTCTGCCTCGACGGCGAGCATGGCGCCGAGGTCTATAGCGGGGCGACCAACGAAAAGCAGGCGTGGGAAGTTTTCACGCCGGCGCGGCTGATGGTAAAGCGGACGCAGGCGCTGCGCGACAGCTTCGGCATCGAGCTCACCGCCAAGAACATCATCAGGCCGGCGGACGGGTCGAAGTTCGAGACGATCATCGGGGATCCCGGCGACGGGCAGAGCCCCAGCTGCTCGATCCACGACGAGTACCACGAGCACGACGACGACAGCCAGGTCGAGACGATGCAGACCGGCATGGGTGCGCGCGAGCAGCCCATGCAGGTCATCATCACCACGGCCGGCTACAATCTGGCGGGGCCATGCTACGCCTCGATCCGGGAGGAGCGCGAGAAGCTCACCGGCATCGGGTGCGAGGGCGGGGTGTTCCCGCTCGATCACGAGACCTTCTTCGTCGAGTACACGATCGACGAGGACGACGACTGGAAGAGCGTCGACGCGCTGCGCAAGGCGAACCCGAATATGGGCGTCTCGGTGCTCGAAGATTACCTCCTCGCGCGGCAGCGGGATGCGATCCGGACGCCGCGCAAGGCCGGGGCGTTCAAGACCAAGCACCTCGATCTGTGGGTCGCGGCGCGGGCGGCGTACTTCGACATCGAGGCATGGCGCCGCTGCAAGCGGGACTGGATCCCGCCGACGGGCGACGAGGTACTGGCGCTCGAGCAGCTGCGCGGGCGCCGCGCGATTGCCGCGCTCGACCTCGCGTCGAAGATCGACATCGGGGCGCTCGAGCTGCTGATCCTGCCGGAAGGCGAGAAGCCGACGCCGGAGGATCCGGTGATCCGGACGGGCTGGTACTTCGTGCCAGAGAAGGCGGTCGAGGACCGGCCGTCCTATCAGGGCTGGGACAAGCTGGGGCTGCTGTCGGTCAACCCGGGCGAGATCCTCGATTACGACGAGATGCTGATCAAGCTGGAGGAGATCAGCAGCTTTCTCCAGCTGGAGCAGGTCCCGTACGACCCGCACCAGGCCAACTACTTCGTCACCACGGCGATGAAGGCCGGGTACCCGATGATCGAGTACCGCCAGATCGTGCTCAACATGAGCGAGCCGATGAAGACGCTCGATGCGCTGACGCGCTCGGGCGCGATCGCGCACGGCGGCTGCGCTGTCATGGAATGGCAGCTGAGCAACGTCGTCGCGCAGGTCGACAAGAAGGACAACGTCTACCCGAACAAGCCCGGGCCCGAAGCCAAGATCGACAGCGCCGTCGCGCTGATCATGGGGATCGGGACCGCGATGGGCGGATCGGGGGAGGAAGAAGCGCCGCCGTCCCCATGGGACGATCCGAACTACCGGCTCGTGCCGGACGAAAGCGAGAACTGAATGGGTTTGTGGAGCTGGATGTTCGGGCAGCCGGGCGACACTGCGCCGCCGTCATATGTGGCGGAGCAGCGGTCGCTCGAGGATCCGAAGTACAGCGTCTCGGAGAACTCCGAAGAGCTGCTTCGCCTGCTCGGCATCGCGGACAGCATGGGCGCTTTGCCGCTGGTCTCGATCGAGGCAGCGCTGTGCGTACCAGCGGTGTTCTCGATCGTCTCGTTCCTGTCGCGCACCCTGGCCGCGCTGCCGCTGCCGACCTTCGAGGCGGGCGAGAACGGCGCACGGGTCGAGGACGACACGGCGCAGCTGCTCAGCTATGCGCCGAACGAAGGCGAGACCAGCTTCGGATGGCGCTGCTGGTTCTGGCAGCAGGTGTTCACGGGCGGCCGCGGGCTTAGCTGGATCGAACGGGCTGGGCGCAAGCCGGTCGGGATCTGGCCGATGGATCCCGGCATGACCACAGTAAAGCGCGTCGGCGGGCGGAAGGTCTACGTCCACGCCGGGCGTGAGTACCTGCCGGGCGACGTGATCGATCTGCCCTACATGCTGAAGCGGGACGGGCTGGGGAGCTATTCGCCGATCGGCAAGATCAACAAGGCGATCAGCCTGGCGATCGCGATGGAGAGCTTCGCCGGCGGCTTCTTCCTGGGCGGCGGCGTTCCGCCGCTGGCGCTGGAAGGTCCGTTGCCGAGCGGGCCGGATGCGTTCAAGCGGGCGCAGGCCGACATCATGAAGGCGATCGACATTGCCCGCCGGTCGAACTCCAACTTCTTCGGCATGCCCCCGGGCCACAGCCTGAAGCCGGTCGGGATCGATCCGTCGAAGGGGCAGATGGTGGAAGCGCGCGCCTTCCAGATCGTGGAGATCAGCCGCGGGTGGCAGATGCCGCCGGTGTTTGTGCAGGACCTTTCGAAGGGCACCTTCAGCAACACCGAACAGCAGGATCTGTGGCTCGCCAAGCACCTGGTGATGCAGTGGGCCAAGGCGTTCGAGGATGAGCTTACGCTGAAGCTCTATGGCTGGCGCAATCCGAACCGGAAGGTCCGGCACAATCTCGACGGATTGCAGCGCGGCGCATTCAAGGATCGAAGCGAGGCGCTGGCCCGCGCGATTCAGACCGGCCAGCTCACCCCCAACGAAGCGCGCGCGCTCGAGCAGCGGCCGCCGATGGAAGGCGGCGATCGCCTCTACGTGCAGCAGGCGACCGTGCCGCTGACCATGGCGGGCTCCACGACCAATCCCACACCCGGCACCAGCGCGGAGCCGGACGACGACGATACACAACAGGAGGACGGCGGTGCCGGCACCCAAGACTGACGGGCAGGAGCGCCGTGCGCTCAGCGGCGGCGAGCTGCGCATGGTGCAGGGCGAGAATGGGATCGGGACGGCTGCGGGCTACGCCGTCCTGTGGAACAACCGGACCGATATCGGCGGATGGTGGACCGAGCAATTCGCTCCCGGGTGCTTCACCAAGTCGCTCGGCGAGCGCGATGTCGTTGCGCTGCACAGCCATGACGATTCCCGCCCGGTCGGCCGGCGCAGTCGCGGCACACTGCGCCTCAACGAGGACGAGCGCGGCCTCGCCTTCGAGAACGATCTGCCGGACACCAATGACGGCCGGGACCTGAAGGTACAGCTGGAGCGCGGCGATATCGAGGGCATGAGCTTCCGCTTTGTCGCGCGCCGGCAGGAATGGGACGAGACCGTCGATCCGCCGGTCCGCACCATCCAGGAGGCGGACCTGATCGAGGTCACCTACACCGCGTTCCCCGCCTATCCCGACACCGAGGCCGGCATGCGCAGCCTCGAGCAGATCCGCAACGAGCGGCGCCAGCACAACAAGTCGGGCGCGCTGGCGCGCCTCCGCATGAAGCAGGCGCAGGCCGAGCGGAAGATCTGACCAACCCATTACCGGGCGTGAGCCCGAGGCGACGATCCGCGCGCGCGGCGTCCTCAACCACCCGCCTCTGGCGGGTTTTTTGTGACCGGAGCCTGAGATGATTCTCCAGCAGTACTACGAACAGCGCGGCGAGCTCGTCGCCGAAGCCCGCTCGATCCTCGACGGGATCGAGAACGAGACCGACACCACCCGCATCACCGAGGCCGAGCAGCGTCACGACGCGGTGATGGAGAAGCTGAAGCAGCTGGACACCAAGATCCAGCGCGAAGAGCGCCAGCTGGCGGCCGAGAAGGCCGAGGAAGAGCGCCGTCGGCTCAACCGCCCGAACGGCCGCGATGGCAGCGCATCGGGCGTCGACACGCCCGGCGAGGGCGAGCAGCGCTCGGACGAGGAGCTGCAGGCCGAGTACCGTGCCGCCTTCCTCTCGATGATCCAGCATGGCGAAAGTCGCCTGACCCCCGAGCAGCGATCGCTCCTCAACGCTGGTTACCGCGCGGAAGAGCGCATTCAGCTCGGTGGGACCAACGCCGCCGGCGGCTTCACCGTGCCGCGCGAGCTGCAGAACGAGATCATCAAGCGCCTGCTCGACTGGGGTCCGATGTATGACCCGACCGTCACCCGCGAGATCGTCACCAGCGGCGGCAATCCGCTCGATTACGTCACCAACGACGACACCGCCCAGAGCGGCGCGGCGCTGGCGGAAGGTGCCGATCCGTTGAACGATAACAGCGGGGACGTCGTGTTCGGTCAGCGCACCCTTGGTGCGTTCACCTATGCCACCCCGTGGGTGCAGCTCAGCCTCGAGCTGATCCAGGACTCGGCCTTCAATATGGAAGCCGAGCTGTCGGACCTGCTCGGCGTCCGCCTCGGCCGCCTCGGCAACCGCTTCCTCACCATCGGCACCGGTACCGGTCAGCCGCAGGGTGTTGTCACCGGCTCGACGCAGGGCCTCATCGCTGCCTCTGCCACCGCGATCGCGGCGGACGAGCTCATCCAGCTGCAGCACTCGGTCAACGCCGCCTATCGCCGCAGCCCGTTCTGCCGCTGGATGTTTGCCGACACGACCATGTCGGTGATCCGCCGCCTGAAGGACGGTCAGGGCAACTACCTCTGGCAGATGGGCGACGTCCGCGTCGGCCAGCCCGACCAGATCCTCGGCAAGCCGTATTCGATCAACGATGATGTTCCGGCGATCGCCACCGGCAACCGCACGGTGCTGTTCGGCGACTTCAGCCGCTACGTCGTCCGCAAGGTCGGCGGCCCGCTGGTCCTGACGGCGCGCGAACGCTTCCTGCCGAAGCTCGGCATCATGGGCCTTATGCGCTTCGACGGGCGTCTGCTGGACGACTTCGCGGTTCGCCACCTGCGCCAGCTCTGATCCGGATCGATACCCGGGCGGGGGCAACCTCGCCCGGGCTTTCGCTGGCTTGCGCAGCTGATGCGCGGGCCTGCGAAGGAGACCGACCAATGCCCAACCCGACCATCAAGATGACGACCGGCCTTTGCGGGCCTGACGTGTCGCTCGTGCGCAATGACCTGACCGATCGCTTCGACGCGGTCGAGGCTTCGCGGCTCATCCACTCCGGTTTCGCCGTCCCGACTGGCGACTTCGAGCCGCTGCCGCCTGAAGACTCTGCACCCGAGCTCACGGCCGCGTCGGCCCAGGCGATTGCCGAGGCCGCTCGTGACAAGGTCGCCGCTGCGATTGCTGCCGCCGAGGAAGCCGAGCGGATCGCCGCCGAGCTGAAGGCGCGCGAAGACGAAGCGGCCAAGGCGGATGCCGAGCCCGCAGCCGACGCTGATGCCGAGCCCGCGGCCGATGCCGAGCCGGTGGCCGATGTCGAGCCCGCGGCCGATGCCGAGCCCGCGGCCGACGCCGAACCTGCCGCTGATGCAGAGCCCGCTGCGGCTGCCGAACCGGCGGCCGACGCTGCGCCCGCCAAGGCACCCGCCAAGGCGCCTGCGAAGCGCAAGGCCTAAGCCAGTATGTGGAGCGCGCCAGTCACCCTGACGCCCCCGGCTCGCGAGCCGGTTACGATCGACGAGGCGAAAGAGTTCCTCGTGATCGAGGCGGAGGAGGTGCTGTACGACCAGCTGCTGGCGCGCTTCATCACCGCAGCACGGATGCAGGTCGAGGCCATGACCGGCACCCGGCTTGTGCCGCAAACCGTCCGGGTCATGGCGAGCGGTTGGCCGGATCTGATGAGCCTGCCGATCGGGCCCGTCAGCGCCGTCACTGCTCTGGAATGGCAGGATACCGACGGTGTCTGGCAGATACTCGATACCGCGATCTACCAGCTCGCCGCAGCCGGGCTGACCGCGATGATCGGGCTGAAGCCGCGGCAGCACTTCCCCTACGGGCTGCGCCGCGTCGACGATGCGATCAGCGTCACACTAGAGGTCGGCTATGATCCGGTCCCCGAGCCAATCCGGACCGCGATCCTGATCATGGTCGCGGACCTCTACGCACAACGCGAAAGCTTCGTGTTGGGCACAATCGCCGCCAAGGTCCCGACATCGATGCAGGTCGACACCCTGCTAGCCAACTACCGGATCTGGCTGTGAGGGCGGGCAGCCTCGACCGCCGGGTCAAGATCCTGCGCCGCAAGCTCACCCACGACGGGCTGCAGCAGGTCGAGACCTGGGAGGTCCTGGGCACCCGTTCCGCCTCACGCATGCCGGTCGCCGGCGGCGAGCGCGCCGACACAGACCGCCGCAAGAGTTTCCCGCGCTATTCGCTGTGGCTGCGCATCGACAGCCTGACGCGCGCGATCACGTCAGCCGACGCGATCGGCATCGATGGCCAGATCTACGAGCTGCTGCAGCCGCCGCTCGAGATCGAACGGTCGCGCCGGCAGGGCATCGAACTGCTGGTCGAGGGGACCGGCGAGAAGCTGGCCGCCTAACTCATTCTGCCAAGGAGCAAGTCCAATGCCCGATATCGTAATCAATGCTGCCAACGTCAGCCCGCGCGGCGGGGTGCCCCAGTTCGAAGCGCTCGCGGGCGTTGCGATCGCCGCTGGCGAGATGGTCTATCTCGACCCGGCGGACAACCGCCTGAAGCTGGCCGACTGCGACGCCGCCGCGCCGAACCTCGCGGCGCGCTCGCCCAGCGGTATGGCGCTCAACAGCGCAGGCGTCGGTCAGCCCGTGAAGGTCGGGCAGCCGAATGGCGAGGTGAACGTCGGTGCCGTCCTCACCCCGGGCCTTGCCTATTACCTCTCGCCCAACCCGGGCAAGATCTGCCCGGTGGCCGACGTGCTCGCCGGGGATAGCCCGGTGGTGATCGGGATTGCCCGGTCGAACAGCATCCTTCGCCTCGGGATCCTCGAGAGCGGCGTCACGCTGTAACGAGAGGAATTGACGGTGATCAGGAGCCAATACGCGCTAGCTGCGCCTTTAAATCGGCAGCTGCCGCCGCATCTCGCGCTGTGTCCTGCGTCACTGTCAGCGCGTGCAAATCCTCTAGTCGATGTGATTCGAGCAGCCGCACGGCTGCCTTCATCCGATCTAGTGCGGCGTCCCGTGCTTGCTCTTCTAGTTCTGCGAATGAAAGCTCGCGTGCTGGATCGAGCAATACGGGAACCCGGATCTGCACGGCACGATCATCGGCGTCTCTGAGCTGGATGACGAACTCGCCTTCGCGGAGATTCAGATCGGGATCGAGCGTGCCGAAATTGATGAGTGAAAGGCGGTCGAAGCTGAAATCAGGCACAGGCATCTCCGTATTGCAGGGTGAGGGCGAGCAGCAAGCATTTGATCTCCCTGATCGTGAGGGATCAACAGCTAACGAGAGTCCGCAGCGACGGCAAGAAGGCGGCGCAATGCTCCCACGGGGGGCGGGGCGTCGCCCTTTTCAATTTGGAACACGCGATGAAGATTGAGATCGACGGGGCTTTGGACATTCAGAAGGCCCTTTCTGAACTCGGCGATCCGCGCGCCGTCCGCACATCGTTGCGCGCCATCCTGCGCAAAGCTGCGCGGCCGATGCTTGAAGCCGCGCAGGCACACGTTCCGATCGACCAGGGAGACCTCCGGCGCTCACTGAAAATTGCGGCGGCGAAGGGTGAGAAGGCTGGCGGCGATGCTTTCGGGATCGTCATCGGCATCGACGCCAATGAGCAGCCTGCGCAATACATTATTCGCAAAACGAATTCGGGCGGCAGGCGCAAGGGCGCAGGTAAAGGTGGCTATTACCGCGATCCAAACGTCGCGGGTCACGGCCCCATGATCGAGTTCGGGACGCCGCAGAAAGCGGCGAACCCATTCATGCGCCCGGCGTTCGACGCCGAGGGCGAAGCAACTATCCGCCGGTTCGGTGAGGAAGCCGGGCCAATCATCGAGAAGACCGCTGCCAGACTCGCGAAGAAGCGGAGCAAGGGATGAGCTGGGAGGCCGCGCTGGTGCATCGCCTGCTGGCGGATCCGGCGGTCGCCGCGATCGTCGACCAGCGGATCGAATGGGACGATCTGGCGCCCGACACGCCGCTGCCCGCGATCACACTGCAGATCATTACCGATCCGCAGCCCCAGAACAATGACGGCTTCGACACCTTCTGGCCCACGCGGGTCCAGCTTAACGCGCTGGCCAAGAAGAAGGCCGAAGCCATCGCGCTGCGCAAAGCCGCAGTCGACGCGCTGATCCCTGAAGGGACCGTGGGAGACACGACCTTTCTGCGCAGCTTTGTCGATGGCGGCGGATCGGACGCGGAAAACTTGCCGACCGGCCGACGCTGCCGAGACCGCAAAGACCTGATCATCTGGCACAACTAGGAGAAAGCCGATGCCTCTTTCGAATGCGACCCATGGCTTCGGGTCGGAGCTCTGGATCAACACCGGGAGCGGCCTCGTTAAGGTCGCCGAGGTGGACGACATCCCCGAGCTGCCGACCTCGAGTGAGCGGGAACTCTATGAGACCAGCAACTTCGACAGCGAGCAGTACAAGGAATGGAAGAAGCTCCCGCTGAAGGACGGCACCCCGATCACGATCCGGGGCAACTATGTCATCAACTCGGCCTCGGACACGCTGCTCCAGGCGGCAGATAATGCAGAAGGCGCGCTGCCCTACCGCATCGTGCTGAAGCAAGGCACGGCCGTGTTCCATTGCACCGGCACCGGCCTGTTCTACAACTTCAAGCGGATGAACCCGTCGGATGCCAAGCGCACCTTCGAGATCACGCTCAAGCCGGTCGATGCGGCCGGGATTGTGCCTGCCTGATGAGCCGGCTCGATGAGAAGCGCTTCAAAGCGCTGAAGCAGGAGTGGATTGCGCGGTTCAGCTTCAACGCGACCTGCGCAGTCGAGGAAGAGACCGGCGAAAGCTTCTATGCTGTCGCCGCGCCTTTCCTTGCCGCGATCGACAAGGGCGATGCCGAAGATCCGGCCAAGGTGCTGGCAGCGCTCGGTGCGCGAAAGAATTCGCGCATCCGGCTGCTACTGTTCCACGCCCTCTCCGATGCTCACGATGTCACGATCGAGGAGGTCGGCGACATCATCGGCGAGATCGGGTTGCAGGAGGCGATGTCCATCGTTCTCTGGGCGATCGGGAAGGCACTCGGAGCACCTGACGAGGATCAGGAGGGAAACGCACCCAAGGCGACGCCGGGAGCGAAGAAGACACGCCCGAAATCCGCCGGCGTTCATGGCTAGAACTGCTCGGCCGCTGGATCGCCAGCGGCCGGGCAGAGGCCGAGTTCTGGCGACAGACACCGGCCACTTACGTTGCGACAGTGCGGGCCGAAGCCGGGATCCGGCAGGCCGCACGCGAGGACCGCGTGCTTACCGATTACGTTGCCGCACAAATGCGCGTGATGGCGGGCGCAGGAAAGCTGGCTCCGCTTGAAAATTACCTCGAGCAGGTTCGGCCGCCGAAGCCGCGCACCGTCGAGGACATGATCCTCGCCCTCCAGGACGCGGCTGCGCAGGGCGCTCCGATTACATTCGAGCAAGTGAAAGGCTGAACCGATGGCAGTAAAGATCGGATCGCTGATCATCCGGCTAGCAGTCGAACACGGGCTGCTTCAGGAAGGCCTTTCGGCCGCCGAGCAAGACGTCGCCAAAACCACCAAGGCAATCCAACGGCGCGGGCGCGAGATCGCCGATTTCGGCAAGAACATGTCTCTGGCGATCTCGCTTCCGGTGCTGGGCCTTGCCACCGCCAGCATCAAGGCGGCGAAGGAAAGCGCGGACGCGCTCGGCTCCGTCAACGCCGCGCTCGCCTCGATGGGCAATGCTGCGGGCCGCACAACCCAGCAACTGCAGGCGTTGGCTAGCGAGCAGATGAGCCGCTCGCTCTACGATGATGACCAAATCCTGCGTGAGGTCACAGCAACCCTGCTAACGTTCGGAAAGGTTTCTGGGGAACAGTTCGATCGGGCCCAGCAAGCCGCGCTGGATATGGCGACGCTTCTTAAAACTGACCTGCAGACTGCATCGATACAGGTCGGCAAGGCGCTAAATGACCCGGTCAAAGGCGTCGCGGCTCTGTCGAAGGCTGGGATCCAGTTCACCGCGGATCAGAAGGCGATGATCGCCAGCATGGTCGAAGCGGGCGACGTCGCGGGCGCGCAGCGGGTCATTCTTGCCGAGCTGGAGAGGCAGTTCAAGGGACAGGCGCAAGCCGCGCGCGATGCCGACCCGGGCGCCGCGCTGGCGCAGTCCTTTGCCAACTTTCAGGAGGAGATCGGCGCGAAGCTGCTGCCCTTGCTGCCGGCCTTGACCGATGCGCTTACCGGCGTTCTCGATGCCTTCGGCGCAATGCCGGACGGCGTTCAACAGGCGATCGTGATTGTCGGCGCGCTGACGGCCGCAGTTGGCCCGGTCGCGATAGTTCTCGGCTCGTTGATCAGCGCGGCCTCGGGCACGCTGGCGATCTTCTCCACTCTTGGCCTGACTTTCGGCGCTGTCGCAGCAGCGGCTGCGCCCTTTATCGCCGCCGCGGCCGCGATCGGTGCCGCCGCCTACGTCATCTACGACAATTGGGACAAGATTGCGCCCGTGCTCGACGCGGTCTGGGGCAAGATGCAGACTGTGCTTGGCCCGCCGGTCGAGAAGCTGATCGCCAGTGCGACAGAGCTGCTTACCGCACTGTGGGAAGGCCCGCTGGGCGAAAGCATTCGGACCGTCGTCAGCGTGCTCGGTGAACTCGGCGCAGCCTACGCGGATGTTATGGGCGATCGCCTCAACCGCATCTTCAATGCTGCTCTCGCGTTCCTTGGCGCCACGTTCGAGCAGATTGGCAACATCTTCGATCTGTTTTCCGCCTTGCTGCGCGGCGACTTCGCTGGGGCGTGGGACGCGGCAAAGGCAATGGTGACGACCGCCGTGAAAGGACTGCTCGCCGTGATCGAGGCGGCTTTTCCCGGCGCGCTCAACTACGTCCGGCAGCTTTACGAAGGCGTGAAGACTTGGCTGCAGGACAAGTTGGGCGCGATCTTCAACTGGGTCGGAAAGAAAATCCAGCAGGTCACCGGCTTCTTCTTCGACATGTATGATGCCGTCGTCGGCAACTCTTACGTGCCCGACATGGTCGACGGGATCGACGTCGAGTTCAAGCGCCTGCAGGGAGTGATGGTCGAGCCGGCCAAGCGGGCGACCGCCAGCGTCACCGAGGCGACCCGCCAGATGGCGCAGGACGTGATGGGCCTGCTCGACCGGCTGTTCCCCGAATTTGCGAAGGCCCGCAAGCTGGCCGAGGAGCTGGCGCTGATCGATGGTGCGGGCCTGAACGAAGATCTGCGTCGCCGTGCCCGCCAGCGCCTGCTCGGCGAAGCTTACGGTAGCAAGGCTGAAGTCAGCTTCGACACCAATCCCGAGGGCCCAATTGAACAGGCCAAAGTGGTCGAGGAGGCGACGGTCAAGATCGGTAAAGCGATGGGCGGCTTGGCCGACGAGAACGAGGTACAAACCGTTCGCATCGCGCAGACCTTCCAGCAGATGGTCGAGAGCATCCTGTCGAAATCGCGTCAGCTGGTCGAAGGCCTCAAGAAGGGCGACTTCGCGTCGATCCTCGAAGGCGCGTTCGGCGTATTCTCGGCGCTCGGCAACTCGGGCGTACTGGGCAGCGGTGTCCGTAACTTCCTTAACGGCGTGCCGGGCCGCGCCAACGGTACCGCTTTCCACCCTGGCGGTTTCATGAAGGTCGGCGAGCGCGGGCCGGAGATCTTGCAGGTGCCGCGCGGTGGCCGGGTGATCCCCAACCACGAGCTGCGCCAGGCGGGCAGTGTTGCCGGGCGCGTGCACGTGACCGTCGGCATTGACGATAGCGGGAACCTTCGCGCCGCAGTGGAGCCGATGGTGCGAGAATACTCCGGCGTTGCCGCTCAGGCCGGGGCCGCGATGGCGCAGGCCCAGATGGTCCAGCGTTCGCGCAGGAGATATCGATGATCGACCTGCCGACCTTTGCCGTTCCCGGCAGCTTTGAGGCGACCTTGAACGACGCGGGCTTCACCCAGAGCGGCGTGCAGTCCGATGATTACGTGCCGCGCAAGGGCAGCCGCTACACGGTCAGCTTCACCTTCGGCCCCTACACCGCCGATGAGGGGCGGGTGATGGTGTCGCGCCTGATCGCGGGCAAGCAGGGCGGCGTGCGGGTCAAGCTGCCGCTGTTGCAGCCGCAGGGCTCGCCGGGTGCGCCGCTGCTTAACGGCGCGGTCACTACGGGGCGCACGATTGCCATTGATGGGCTGACCCCCGGCTATGTCGTCCAAGAGGGCTTCTGGCTCTCGCTGGTCAAGGATGGGCGGCACTATCTGCACTCAGTCGGCGTGGGCGCAACGGCTAACGGTTCGGGGCAGGCGACCATCCAACTGAATGAATTGCTGCGGGATAGCTTTGCGGACAACACGGTTGTGAACCTCGCACAGCCACAAGTCGAGGGCTTGCTTACCGATGATTGGGGCTTCGGCTTCGACGTTAACCGCGTCATTCCCATAGAGTTCACGCTCAAGGAAGTGCGATGAACGGGCTGACTTGGCTGTTGCGCCTCGATCTGCCCTCTGGCGGTGTTTACCTGAATGACGGCGGCGTGACCGTGTGGGGCGGCAATACCTACACCGCCGAGCATCCGGTGATCGGGAGCCTAGCACAGATCGGGGAACTGACCGAGGGCTTCGGTTCGCAATTGCCCGAACAGGAAATCATCCTCGCGCCGCCGAGCAATGCCGCGTTGGCATCCTTGCAGGCCGGTGCCTTCGCACGCAGCGCAATGCGCCTTTGGCTGGCAGAATATGACGCGGACACGGGCGCTGTCGTCGGCACGCCCGAACTGCGGTTTGCTGGCCGTATGGACCGCGTGCGGCAGCAATTCGCTTTCCAGCAATTGCAGATTGTCGTGTCCGGTGTGCCCGAAACTGAGGTGATGCTGTTCTCCGATGACGGCAACGGGCTGTCCGCTTCGTTCCACAAGCAGGTTTACCCCGGCGAGACGGGCCACGATCAGGCCACGGGCCTTGTCCGCCCCGTCACTTGGGGCGTGGAAAGCGCGGCCCCGCGTGGCGGTGTGAGCGGGGGCGGTGCAGGCGGTGGCGGCGGCAATGGCTTTGGCAGCGACATTTTTGAGAACGCCCGATGAACGAACTGCGCGTCTTCGCCTGCCGGGGTTGGCGTTTACCGCTTGCCAACCCCGACTTAGGCGGCCTGATCGACGCTTCGCCGTCGCATCGCGTTTGCACTCAGGGCCTACCCAGCACCCGGCGACGGGCTGACTCCGGTGAACACGTCGCGGAACCTGTTCACGGACTGCTGGTGCCTCCAGTTTTAGCCTCTTGCCAAAAGGTTTTCAACTGATGGCGAACGAACTTCAACGCCGCGTCGCTGCAGTGACGGCCACTCAGGCGCGCTTTGCCGGGCGCCCCTTCGACTGGCGCAAGGCGGCGACATGCCTGCACATGATCCGCTTCCACGCTGCACAGTTGGGCCACAAGCTGCCCACCGTGCCGCGCTTCCGTTCGGCGCTGGGGGCCATGAAGGCGCTTAAGGCCGAGGGCGTCGAAACCCTGCCCGAACTGATGGACAAGCACTTTCCGCGCATTCCGGCGGCGCAGATGCTCCCCGGCGATGTAGCGGCGTTCCCCGGCGATGAAGGCGGGTTCGAGGCGCTGATGGTTTACGGCCAGCTGCGCGCATTCATTGGCTGGCACGAAGACATCGCGGCCTGCGACATCATCCGCGTATCGGATGAAGGCTATTCTCACTGCACCGGGGCTTGGAGGCTGTAATGGCGAAAGCTTTGCGTGTTGTCGGGCAGGTTGCGGGTGCAGCGGCTCTGGTCCTGTCTGTTGTCGCACCCCCGCTTGCCCCGATTGCGGCTGCTGTTGCCACGGTTGCCAATGTGGGCGCGCAGCTTTTGGCACCCAAGCCCATCGCGCGCGGTTCTCCGGCGCAGGTGACAATCGACATCGAACCGCCGCGCCCCTACGCGGTCGGGCTGGTGATGACCGGCGGCGTGATGCGCCACGATGTCGCCTATGGCCCGACACTTAAGAAGGTGCCCAACCCCTATCGCTGGCAGGTCCGGGTGCTGTCCGGTGTCGGCCCGATCAGCGGGTTCGTGGGCGATTACTTCGATTTCGAGCCGATTGGCACGTTCTATGCGGACGGCTTTCTCAGCATCGCCCGCCAGAACGGCAACCGGCCCGAGGCCAGTGCGCTTTTGCCGCCGATTGTCGGCACCGGGGCGTCGCCAGCTCCGGGCTGGGATGCGTCGAGCAAGCTTTCGGGCTGCGCTGCCGTTGGGCTCAACCTCCGCTTCGACAAGGACGGCAAGCGTTACGCCTCGGGCCTGCCGGTCTACACCGCCCTGATCGAGGGCGAAAAGGTATACGACCCCCGCCTTGACAGCACTTACCCCGGCGGCTCCGGTCCTTGCCGTGCTGGCGTGGAAAGCACTTACGTTTACAGTGCGAACCCCGCTTGCCACGCGCTGACTTACGCGCTGGGCCGGTTCCAGAACGGCGTTCGGGTGTTCGGCCTAGGCCAGCCTGCCGATACGATTGATCTGCCCGCAATCGTTGATTGGGCGAACGATTGTGACGCGAACGGGTGGACCGTCAACATGGTCCTGACCGAAGGCGGCACGGGTGCCAATCTGCGCGAGCAGCGGGTGCGCAACCTCGATGACCTTTGCGCCGCTGGTGGCGGGCGCTGGTATCAGGCCGGGGGGCTGCTGTCGTTCGACTGGCACCGCCCGCGCGTGTCGCTGGCTACCCTGACCGACGACGATATTCTCGAAGCGGGCGGCGGCACCGATGCCGTGCCGACCGTGCGCGACCGTATGAACGGGGTGCGCCCGCAATACGTCAGCCCCGCGCACAACTGGCAGCAAATCACCGCTGACGAGATCATTGGCAGCACCTACCGCGCCGAGGATGGCGAGCCGCTGACGCAGGTTTACCCGCTCAACGGTGTCACCAACCCCGAGCAAGCGGGCGAACTTGCCGCCTACGCAATGGCGGATAGCCGCGAAATCGGCCCGATGGATGTGCAGGCCAAGGTAAACTGGCGCTTCTATCGTCCGGGCGATTGCATCACCGTTGATAGCGGCCTGATGGCCTATGACGGACAGGCGGTCATCAACCAGCGCAGCCTTAATCCGCAGACGCTGGCGGTGTCGCTGTCGCTCAAGTCTGAAACCCCCGGAAAGCACGACTTCGCGCTGGGCAAGGTGGCCAATCCACCGCCGACCCCTGTTCTGGCGCAGACTGCCGAGGAACGCGATCTGCTCGCCAATGCGGCGCTGACCCCGCGCGCGGTCGATGTCGAGTTCGATGACGGCACGAATGCCGAAGAACTGAAGCCCGGTGAAGGCGGCGCGACCCGCAACGTTCCGCGCGGCACTTATGAAGCGGGCACTACCTATGTGCGCGGCGACACGGTTATCTTCTCGGGTTCGTCCTATCAGCTGATCGTCGCCAGCAGCACCGGCAATGCCCCGCCCGATGTGGCGCGGTGGGCGCTGACCGCCAACGCGGGGAGCGGGCCTGCGGGTGCGGACGGCCTTCCCGGCCTGACCGTCATCGTCAGCAACGAGGCACATGTCGTGGCGACCGCGCCGGATGGCACCGGCGGCGATTACAGCGCGGCGGGCGGGCAGATGCGCTTGCTGCGCGGCGACACTGTGTTGACGCCCACCTTCTCGATCCCGGCCAAGACCCCGAACACCAGCTGGATCAGCATCGACAGCAGCGGGAACTTCACCGTCAGCGACCCCGGCGTTGATCTGGCGACCGCCACTATCCGCGCCAGCTGGGCGGGCGTGAACTATGACCGCACCTACACGCTTGCCAAGTCCAAGCAGGGTGTCACCGGCCCGCGCCTTGCGCTGGTAGCGGATAATCAGGCGTTCACCTTCACCGATGGCGCGGCCAATCCCGGTTCGCAGACCATCACGCTGACGGCGCTGCTCAACAACCTGTCGGGCACGGCCACATGGTCCACCACCCCGAGTGTGCCGCTGGGCGGCACTGGCAATACGCGCACGCTTTCGGTCGCCAACTTCGGCAGCAACCGGCAGGTGACGGTCGAGGCCACGCTGGGCGGCATCACCGACCGGATCACTGTAGTGCGGTTGGAGCGGGATGTAAGCGCCCCTGCTAACGCGAACCGCGTGCGGCTTTCGCTCATGGAGGGGGACAGCGGCTATGGCGTGTTGTTCAACCCGAGCGGTTTGTCCGCGCCAACCGACTATGGCAGCTTTGAAGGGCAGCGGTTTTTCCGTGTGCAGGCCACGGCCACTGCGCCGGGGCAACAGATCAGCGTTGGCAATGCTCCATCGACGCAGGCGGCTTTCCGGCTCAACCCAAACGAACGCATCAGCGTTCAAGCGCGTGTCGAGGCTCAAGGGGCTGGGGCGACAGGCGGAAGCTGGACACTTGCACTATGGGGCTTTCTGCCTGACGGGACACAAAGTCTGACCGCAGTTGGAAGCGTGTCCGGTTCCGCGCCACGCGCCATCGGCAATGGCCATGTGCAGTTTTTTGCCGATGTGCCTAGCAACATTGTGGGTGGCAGGCTTGAGCTTTACGGAAACAGCGGCGGCACTGGCCTTCTGCAAGTCGTTATCTCCGAACCGATGGTGACTTCGGCGGCACCGGGACAGACCGTGCATCCGCCGTTCACGCCTGGGCCTGTCCTGACCGGACCCATCGACGCGGGCGGGCCGCTGCTGATCGGGCAGCTGCCGACTGACAAAGCAGTTGCCGATCTGCGGAACACGACTGTCACGCTCGCGGGCCTGCGATCAGCCCGCCCGGTGTCGGGCGCGTTCATAGGCCAACGCTACAATGCGACCGACACGCGCGAGGCGTTTCGCTGGGATGGCTTCAACTGGCAGGCTGAGGCGGATGTGACGACAACCGTCAGCGGCCCTGCGGATATTGTCATGCAGTTCCGCGCTGACCTGTCAGTCACCTCGCCGCTGCCCCTGACCGCAGACTATCAGCTTGGGGTGGCCGGTGCTTCCCCGCTGACCTCGGGTGTCAGTTGGTCGGTTGCGGTGCTGAGCGGCACATTCTCGGGCGCTGCGCCGAGCATGGTGGGCAGTGGTGGCGGGCAGTTGCGCGTCCCTTCTCCGCTGACCTCGCCCGAGGCTGAGTTGCGGATCACGGCCAGCGTGGGGGGGCGCGCTTCGCCGCCGTTCGTCGCGAAGCTGCGGCGTCAGGTGGCCGCGCCGTCAGTCGCCGCGCTCATCTTCATAAACTCTAGCACGTTCGCCATTGCGCACGATCAGCCCATCCAGATCACATTGCCGGCAGGCGTGAGTTCGGTGTCGCTGACTGCGGTGTCTGATTTGTTCATCGACCCGAATGCGCCTGTCGGCGGCACCACGGTTGAGGGTAAGTGGCAGCGCGAAACGTCGCCGGGGACTTGGGCCGATGTCGGCGCGGTGGCGACATCATCGCCCAACCCCGAGGTGTTCGAAACCGAGATCGCACCGGGCGAATTTGTTTTCAGTGCCGAACCCGGCTCGATCACCTGCAACCGCACTGCCTCGGGCCTGACGCCCGGGACGATTCAGCGGTTCCGGTTCGTGGCCCGCATCAGCCTTGGCAACGTGCGGGGTGTTCGGCTCAACGGCAACGCGAGTGCAATCGCATGATCCTGCTCGAATGTCCCGAAACCGGGGAGCGCTGCCTCGTGGAAAGCGCCGATGGTTACGGCGGATGGCGTGTCGTTTCCGATCGTGTGCCGCATCCGCCGCCCGGCGAGCATTGGCACTGGGTCGAGCATGAGGGGCGCTGGCGGGCCGATGTCGCCAAGCGTGTCGAGGACGAAAACCGCGCCGCGATGCGCGATCCCGATGCGCTGCTCGAGATCATCACGGGCCTGCTGGCCGAAATCGAAGTCCTCAAAACAAAGGAGAACTGACATGCGAATGATCGTGATTGCCGCTCTGGCGCTTGGCCTTGCCGCCTGCGAGCCGCCGCCCCCGCAGCCGATCCGTGATCACCCCCTGCCGGTCAATCCGAACCCGGATTGCCCGCCTGACACCCAGTGTGTCGAACCCTGAGCACCCGAATACGCTCTCCGGAGGATCCGATGAACCAAGCCGACCGCAAGAACTTCGAGGTCCTCGGAGAGAAGATCGATGCGCTTTCTAATGGGCTCGAGACGCTCGAGTACCTCGGAAACGAAAAAACCGTTGAGGCGCTCGAGGACCTCGTCCGGATCGCGCCGACGCTCAAGCAGCTGGCCAAGGGATACGAGGCGGCCGGCATCGCCGGGAACTTCATCAAATGGATTGCCGGCCTCGCCACTGCCTTCGGCGTGCTGGTCGCTGCCATCCGCTTCTACATGGGAGATGCGAAGTGACCTTTCCCTTTGATACCTTCATGCGCGAATGGCGGAGCCGCCGGCACAAGGATGCTGCGATCATCACCCAGGCCGAGCTCGACTTCGTCCGGGACGCGCTCGAGGGACGTTGGCCGCGGCCAGTGGCACCTGCCGACCGCGAGCCCGCCTGGGTTCGTGCCGGCCGGTCGAAGATCGGCGAGCGCGAGATCCCGGGTCCGAAGCACAATCCGTGGATTATCGGCTTCTGGCAGAAACTGGGCGCGCCCTGGATCAAGACCGACGACGCGGACGGTGCCTGGTGCGGCGGCTTCATCGCGTGGTGCCTCTCGGAAGCAGGGCTGAGCTATCCGAAGAACTATCCGGCCGCTGCCAGCTTCGCCACGTGGGGCACGCCGTGCCAAGCGCAAGTAGGTGCGATCGGTGTGAAGTCGCGTCGCGGCGGCAACCACGTTTTTCAGATCGTCGGAATCACGGCTGACCGCCGATACTACAAGGCGCTCGGCGGCAACCAGGACAACTCGGTCAGCATCATCGACATTCCGGTCGATCAGGTGACCGCTATTCGTTGGCCGAAGGGTGCGCCTGCTCCGGCCAATAAACCTTTACCGATCATGCCGCGCGGACAGATCGGGGCGAGCGAAGCATGAGCCGGGGCGAACGGCAGGAGGCGCTGACCGCCTTCCTCGCGCTGGTTGGTGCGATCGTTGTGCTTTCGGCCGCAGGCGCGCTGGCCGTCGCTTTCGCACCTTCCGATCGCATCGATCAGGTGCTCGGCGCGCTCGGCTTCATTGCCGCAGCTGTGACCGGGCTGGTCGGCGTAATGGGCACGTTCCGCCCGCGCGCGCGGGACGAGAAGGCGCCGCCTGCCACCCATTACGAACCCGACGAAGGAGAACCCTGATGTTCAAGAAACTGATCAAGAAGGTTGTGCGCAAGGTGGTGAAGAGCCCGGTGGTGGCCGAGGTTATCGCCGAGGCGGCCGACGACGCAATCATGGCCGCGGCCGACAAAAAGACCGGCGGCCTGGCCTCCCAAGCTGAACAGCTCATCAAGCAGCGCCGGCGCCTTCACTGAGCCGCGCTGGCCGGCAACTGACCCCTCACTTCGAAAGGAACACGATCATGCCCTTCCAGTTTTCTGTTGCCGCGCGCAACGCATCGCTCGACGCTATCGAAACCGCCATCGGTGCCTCGCCGATCCTGCGGATCCGCACCGGCGCTCCGCCGGCCGATTGCGCCGCTGCCCGGACCGGGACCGTGCTGGCGACCATCGCGCTGCCCGCTGACTGGATGGCCAACGCGGCCGCCGGGCTCAAGAGCTTGCTGGGCACCTGGCAGGACAGCGCCGCCGATGCCACCGGCGTGGCCGGCCACTTCGAAATCATGAATGCCGCCGGCACGGTCTGCCACATCCAGGGCAATGTCACCGGCACCGGCGGCGGCGGCGATATGGAAATCCAGAACACCAACATCGCGACCGGCCAGTCGAT